TAGGCCAACACAGATTTCACTTCTGGGGTCGTTAGGTTGTCGTCATCGTTCCAGTCCCTTATCTCTATGATTTGTCCTACAGCAAAAGTTCCGTACTGCGTGGCCGGATTGACGACTAGCGTGTTAGTCCCATTGTCTAGCGGGTGACTCGTTGTGATGGTGTTAGTTGCCGAGTCATACGCCTGAATGAACGTCCCATTGAACACTGTGCGGGCGGTGTAGGCGGCGTCTAGCGGTGCAGCCGCTTGGAGGCTGGCGATAGCCAGTTCGGCATTTGACTGGGTGCTTTGCGGCGTAGCGTGGGTGTGGCCAGCGTCTTGGTGCTGTATGGTTCCGCTTGTGGTGGCTCCGTCTGCAATAGAGGAAGCGATTGCTAGAACGCTGTTGTTGCCGACGAGCCTGTGGGAGATAACAACACACGTGTCAGGATTGCCGTCAAAGACAGCCTGTAGGACGTCTCCGGCCATGTACTCTTTCAGGCCAGTTAGCGTCAGGTCGTGGGTGGCCCCCGGCTCGGACGACGCGGCTACAGTTACGTTTTCAACAACCTCCCCGGAGCCATCGCCGATAAGCCGATAGTTCCTGTTCGGTGCCCACGAAGGAGTCAGAACTTCAGTCGGATCGTTGACGGTCGGCGTGATTGACGTGCCGCTGCTTGGGTCAAAGAAGTTGAATCGGGTGTGGCCAAACGTCTGCGGGGTTGTCTGTACGTTGCACCGTGCAGAGAATCCGCGTCCCTTTTTTCCAGCCACCGCACTGACCGACGGGGCACGGGTGTAGCCTGTGCCGTAGTCCAGCATTTCTACGGCCACTACAAGGCCGTTCTCTACAATAGCCCTGCCCTTGGCGATTCGCTGGTATGTGCCGCCGGGACTGTCAATGCTGATCGTTGGTGCTGCCCAGTACGACCCGCCACCGTCTAGTACGTCAATCCTTTCAATGAAGAATCCGCTTCCGCTCGGTGTCACCGATGGCTCTACCGTGGGTGCGTCTAGGCCAATCCTGACGACTGTCTCGGCATCTGACTCAATAACGAGAGGCCGCACGCCATGACCGTAGAACACGTAGGTATTGCCGTGCCTGTCCTCGCAAAACGAGGGGTACAGGCCCATGTCTAGTTGTTCGTCAAAGGTGTAGATGCCCTGAAGCGTTCGTATCTCTTGTAGCGTGTTGCTGTCGTCCCGAACCTCTTCGATAACGGTTTTGGCAAGAACCCCCTGCCTCGGAGAGTACGTTTCCATGTGGGCAAAAACCGTGTCTTCTACGGCAAGCCCGTTCGTCTTGCGATACAAGCCGAAAATGAAAGAGCCGTCCTGCCTGTTCAGAATTGTGTTGAGTGCAGGACGCGGGGCGGCAGAACCCGGAAGGATGAGTTGCAGATTGCGTTGCTCTACCGTTGAGCCGCTTGGGGACGAGTAGGTTGAAAGGGCCGTAGTCAGGCCAAGCCATTTGTTGGACTTCATGGTCAACCTATGTCTGAGAGCATTGTGCTGTGCCAGCCCATCGAACGGGGCGTCCTTGCTGCTGACGGGCCATTCGTTGCTAGAGATGCAACGCGGTCAGTCTCCATTGCCAGACGCAAGTCTCGGTTAAACAACTGGACAATTCCTTCCGCACTTTTACCGGCTAGTCTGGCGAACCACATCTCGCAAGCCGACAAGACTGCCGTCCACATTTGAGGGCTACAGTCCACCTCGTCGCTAATGCTAAACTGCAAGTTCACCGGTTCGGCTGCTGATCCGAGGATTGGCTCATAAGTACGTGGCATCTCCAGCGAAAGAGTGGTTGGGCTAACCGTGCCTAGCAGGCGAAACTCATACTGGTAGGGGGTAAGGCTTCCGATTGGCTCCGGAAACTCGTCAGAAGTGCCGACCCTGAGAACAGCGTTTTCTACTTGGGTGGGGAAGTTGGTGTCGGTGCCGTAAGCAAACGCGACATAACTGAGTTGACTGTTGATGCCTGTTACGAAGTAGCGGATGACCCCTTGCCTGCACCGCCGCTCGTACCCCATGTTCCGGATTGGAGGAGGGGCATATCGGTACGTATACAGGAACGTGTCGCCAGCGGGCGGGGTGTAGACAAACCGAATCTCGTAGTAGTCTGGGTAGTTCGGGCTACGCATGACCGTGTAGAAAAACGGTTCTGCTGTGCCTGTCTGTGTTGACGCGAGACGCTGGTATTCCTGCGGCGTAACATAGGTCAGCGTTACTCCAGTCTCGTCAGAGACAAGGGCGTCTATGCTGCGTAAGCCTGCCGGAAGAAGGTGGTATGGGTAAACCTTGGCGGCTATTTGCTCGACAGAACCAAATGTGTCGTCGCTCTTGTAGACTGGTGCCTTGTCTAAAAGCAGTGCTGGCTGGTAAGACACTGCACCAGACGGGGAAGTCGAAAACCCAAAGTTTGGGTAGATTGCAGCAATCTTGGGGGGGGATGAAAAGATGTTTGGGCACTCCAGCGTGTCCCCGACGTTAAGCCCTGTCGCGTCGTTGACCCCGCACACCAAACTGTCTGGGCGAAGGAATGACAGTTGATAGGTTGTGGTGTTTGTGTCCCTCGCCGTCATGGACTCCTGCCGCTGATGCCACAGCCAGTCCCTAGCCTGCATCACTTCACGGACTCCATGCACAACCGCAGCACGGATCGCCGAGTGTTCGCCGTCTTGCGCCCCGCCACCAGTTGTTGAGAGCAAGTGGTAAATAAGGTCTTGTGCGGTGTTCATGTTCTGGGCTTTCGTCCGTACTTGTGCTGAACCTTCTCTCTAAGTTCGCCGTCCTTCATGGCTCTGGCCTTGGGGCTAATCCGGCGTTCGTGCTTCATCATTTCCTTGGTCAACCTGTCGGAAAGCCGCTTGGTCGGCGGGGGAGGAACTGGCTCTCCCTTGTGTTCAACAATTCCAGACACGGTAAGATTGCGGCTTTGTGCGACCCGCTTCACGTCACCAACGCTGTCAACCCATGCGGCGGGATCGGCTGGCCCCCGCTTGTCAGAAAGGCCAGACATATAGAACTTTCCAGCCGTGCTAATCCCTGCCCTTTTTGCCTCTGCGAGTAGGTGCTGGGCGTGGTCTTTTGGCATCTCGTCGAGCCACTGTTGATTTTGGCGACCTTGCATGAATGCCCTGTCTGTTTGCCTTACCCCCGGAGGCTGCTGGAGGGCACACATCTCTGCCCATCTGTGGCCGTACCCTTCGGATAGCAATTTCTCGTACATGGCTTCCGCTTGTTTCCCACGGCTCTGGATTTCGATGGGCAACGGCTGCTTCGTGCTGTTTGAGGTAGTCATAGGCTTTTTTTACTAAGTCTGAGGTGTCGCCGAAAATCGCAAGCCCTGAGTTGCATTTGCGGCAGATAAGGCCGCGAATCTCGTTAGTTTCGTGGCAGTGGTCTACGCAGAGGTCGTTCTTACGTCCGCAGATCACACAGGCGTGGCCCTGCTTCTCCAGTAATTCCTTGTAGTCGTTTTCGTGTATCCGATAGCGGCTCCATAGGTTTTGCCACTTTTTATCGGTTCGTTTCCTTCCCATTACGCCTGCGGCGATAACTCTGGGGGAACCTCATCAACCGGCTCCCCACCCCCACCAGCCCCCTCCGCAGCCTGCTCGTCGGGCGAGGGGGAGGGCGACGGCGGCGCAGGAGGGGGCGGCGGGGGAGGGAGAAGGTATGGTGTGGCGTCGATGTCAAGCGACGAGGCCCAGTCACGCATAAGAGCATTGAACGGCTCTACAATTCCGGTGCCTGCGAGACTGCTAAGAATGGGTGCCATAGTCTGGACAGCCATCTGCATCTGCTCGACTTTGGTGCTTTTGTTGGGCTTGCGGGCACTGCCAGCCTCGACCCTATACAAGAAGTCGCGGGTCAGGCTGACAAGGTTCATGGTGTTGACGTTACGCTGCCAAGCAATCGCACCAATCTGCCCCAGCACTGGCACGACGTCCTGCGGCTCTAGTAGCCAGCGGGCCGCTAGTGCTTCGCGGCGACTAAGCAAGGACATGGCATCCTCTAACTGGTTTGCCATGTTGTCTGGGCGTATTGAGATATTCTCTTGCTTAATCTGGGCTTCGCTGGCAGAGCGGAACGCTGATCTGGACATACCGTAAATTAGTTCGGTCATCCCTGTGCGTTCGGCGAACTGCTGTGCAATAGCGGCTATTATGTCCCACAAGTCCTTGCTAACCTGTGGCATCTGGAAGACGCTGATTACATCGCCAATGCCACGGCCAAGAAGTTCTGAAATCTCCACCATCTTGAAGCCGCCTTCGCTGGGGGCCAAGATTTGATCTTTGATGGACTCGTCGGCTGCTTTGCTGACGGCAACTACGGTTTCGCAGGACGTCGCTATCCGCGTGGCCAAGAATGACATTGCCCAGTTTAGTAGCCGCAGTTCTCCGATAGCGGGCCGTATGTGGCTGATCGGGTAGGCGTATCCGGGCTTCCAATGAAAGTACAGCGGCGTGAATGGCCAGCCCTGTGGGTCGCAGTAGAAAGGAATTGGCCAAGAGACGCGGGCAAGAATGTCTGTGTCTTGCTCGGCCATCGGGTCTTGCATCCCCGTGTCAGCCATCTCCAAGTGGGATTCCATTGACTTGGGCGGGACATTTAGGGGATAGGGCACACCCTCGCAAATGACTAGGTAGCAATACTTGCCAAATTCATCGAACATACCCCGGTATTCTTTTGGGGCGTCTTTGAGCCGGTCGCCGAAACCACACTTGCTCCACACCTTGTAATAGGTGACGAGTTCGTTCGTGCTGTCCCTGTCCTCTTTCTTGCGGCCACTCTTGTTCTTTGGCTCCCTGCCAAGTTTGATGTCGGTGTTGCCTTGGTGGTGCTTTCGCAGTTCTGCTTCGTCTAGGCCGTACTCCGCTGCCACGTCAGCCAGCGGATGGACGCACCGTCTGGCACACCAGAGAATGTCGTCCATGTTGTCCCAGTCGCCGTCCATTAGGAAGTTGTCCACGCTGTCGTAGAAACTTCCCACCATCCTGACTGGTGGCTGCTGTTCGTCCCCGCTTGTGTCGAGTTCCACCAACTCTGTCCACATGACGCCCATGCCCTTCATCAGAGCCTCTCGCACCCACTTCTGCCCCTGTCGCTTCAGGTCTAATTCCTGCGGCGTCCA